CTGTGTGATAACTTTAGCATGTTTAGCTAAGTCAAGATGAGGGTCAAAGCCATCTCTTGACATCTCCTCTACATACTTGGGGTCATAGGGTTTCATATAATGTCTCTTAGTCGTATCTTCTAATGATGTCATATCCGCACCACACAATACAAAACCATCAGGAGCTACAAGACAGCTGCGTATCTCCTTACCCCAAGGTTTCTCTACTGAGGGTAAATTTACTAGAGGTTTTCTGTGTTTAAATCTTAGTGTATTTGTTAACCCATCTATCTCAGCTTTGAGGTAGCCGTCTCGTTCACACTCAATAAACCCATTAAATATACCCAACCTATGTTGTAGTATAGTAAGACCATCAAGAACCTCAACTGCTGGATTGTCTTTTATTAAGAGTTTTACTGACTCAGTTAGCTCACCATTCTTTCTAACTTGCTCTACAGCTTTTTCTTCACCTGTCTCTTTGTTCTTTGTGTATTTGTATGTGCATGGTTTCCAACCGAGAGAAGTCAACCATTCTTTAACTTGCTCGGTGGAGTTGGGGTTTGCATCCTCTACACCTTTTACTACTGTAACATCACCTTCATAGGTGGAAGGTAAACCATGCTCGTCTAGTAAAGCAAACCATCTACTACCATGAGAGGACACGCTACCATCTTTCTTAAAACATACTTTAGGTTTTGTCTGCACTTTATATATTTTTCTCATAGGCATGACCTCAGATAACTCTGCAATCTTATGGTCCTGGAGTTGTGTTAATTTTGCTGCACATTCTTTTGCAAACTCTACATTAACTTTCCAACCCTGTTGCTCTGCTTCTTTTGCACAGTCCATCTTAAACTGTAAGTATCTGAAAAACTTATCTAAATTAGATTTGTCTTTGTACAAAACCATAAATCTTTTCAACAAGTTATTCCATAGTGCGTATGTTATTTGAACATCTGTCTCGCATCTGTGTGCATAGTCTTCTCTAGATAAATTTTCCCAATCATCAATCTTAGGTTTCTTTATGCCAAAATCCGGAAAGAAACTATCTAACCCATGTTTACCTCTAGTTGGGTTGATGACCCATGACATTGGTAGAGTATCGTAAAGTCTAGCATCAATCTTTATGTCTAGTAGCTTTTCTAACAATGGTATATCGTATCGTATTATGTTGTGACCAACAAGATGATTAGCGTCTGTTAACAGTCTACGCATATCATCATAGTCATGGTAAGTTATAACAGTATCATCGTATGGTGCTTCAGCATTCGTATCTACGAAAGATAAACAGTGTATCTTAGTCGCTTCTTCTAGCAAGCCATTGGATTCTACATCAAATATTATCATGCTGCATCTCTTATTTTATCTCTAACCTCTTCTCTAAGAAGAGTTGTTTCAGGGTCATAGTATACACTACCTGCTCTACCAAGTCTAGCAAAAGGTCTGTTCTTGTCTACAATAAAATCTGTAGTGTTCTGAACTGTGGTGTCTTCATTCTCCACATCTCTTTCTATCTTTATACAGATGATAGCTTCTTCTTCAAGAGATGACGCATACTTTGTGCGTCCATCATCATTGACCTGTGATATAAATACAACACCTATGTTAAGTTCCTTAGATAGTTGTGCCATTCTTGCACCAAGAGATGTGAGGACAGAGGTAGCACCATCAACTCCTGTCTGACTCAGGTAAGCTAATCTCTGCACATGGTCAACAAAGATATACTCCGCACCATACACAGTAGATGCTAGTCGTGTATACTCCAACAGTTTGAGTGGGTCATCATGTGAACGCATCTCGAATACTATAGTGCGTTCTCCCTGAGTTGCTTCAAGTGCAGCTTTTACTACATCATCTTCTGATACACCATTTTCTTTTGCATCATCTTTTGTTCTTACATTAACACCAAGATGATAGGTAGCCATTGCACGATAGGTTGTACTACGCATCTCTTCCATGTGCAGTAAAGCAATTTTAGTTTCAGGGTTCTTGAGGAGACCTGTCTCAAAGTATCGTATGACCTCTGTCTTTCCTGTTCCTCTCGGTGCTTTGATAAATGTCAGACCGCCTTTGACTATACCTCTAATCTTATCATCAAGACCTGTATGTCCTGTAGGAGTGTAGTCGTATGGACTTTCTGTGCGTATAGCCTGAGTCACTTCTTCATCAGAACAGAAGAAATTGTCAGGGGAGTATCTCTGTGGTTTTATAGCAGTCCACTTAAGAGAGTCACCTTCCCCAGCCATTAGAAATTCATTAGCATCTTTGTATTTAGACATAGGTACATAGTATAACTTTGTGGGAAAAGATTCGTATATCTTCTCGGCACTGCGTCTACCTGCATCATCAAGCTCACCTGCATATATAATCTCTTTAAAAGAGTTTAAATAGTTAAAGTTCTGCTTGATAAACTTCTCACCGATAGACGCAGAAGGGAGAGATTTCACGAAATACTTTTGTCCTAATATTTGATAGAGACTAGCAGCATCAAACTCACCTTCAGTTATGTATAGTTTGTTAGATGAGTTAGTATTGAAATCAGGACCAAACATATGGTTCATACCCACACCCCTATCCTTTATCCAAGTCTTAGACTTATCATTGTAGTCTCTATATTTAACAGTGTGTGGGTACTTGTAGGCATATCGGACAGGGTTTCCATCCTCATCGGTCTGTACTTGTATCCCATACAACTTACACACCTCAGGGTCTATACCCCTGATGTTGTCATAGGACACACTCTTAACTTCTTTAGTCATAATATTTTCTCTCCTCTTTAATGGATAACTATCTTTAACCCAATCAAATACACTTAGTCTATTTTTATTGGGGTATGCTTCGCCACAACTATGACAGAAGCCATAGCCATCATCATTCCAATTAAATGCGTCTGAAGAACCACAATCCTCAAAAGGACAGGCTTGGTGTGGATTGTCTGCCATCTACTTCTCCCATCTATAAAATATATGTCTGTCTATTCGTGTAGTTTTAGTCTTTGTTTTTCTCCATGCTGGTCTAACATAAGTAGCGTGATAGTGTGTAGCACCTTCAGTAACATCAAGCATTATTGTGCCTGACAATACGATAGATGCGTACTCTTTTGCATCCCACCACTCTTTACTATCAAGGTCAGGCTCGTCTTTTTGACCATCGCAGTACCAACTAAATTGACACTTATGCAGCACAGGTTTGTCTGTTCCTTTGTAGGTAACAGCTTCCGTAACTACATCACACACATTGTCAGGAAACCTACTGTCTTCAACTCTGTTCATTACAACCTGTCCTACAGCAATCTGTCCAAGCATAGATTGATTCTTTGCTTCGTGGTACATATTGAGTGCCATACACATCAATGCTGTTTCTAATATCATCCGTTTACTATCCCTGTTATGTCATAGTGTGCATATAATAACATACCACCTATAACTATTACAACAACTAAAAATACTATTGTGTCTTGAAGCATTTCTTTTTTTGTTTTGCGTTGCTTTTTCATCACATAACTCTTATAAAAAACTCAGCACATCCATTGAGAATTATAGTTATACCAATCAATAATGCTATTGTCATTAGTAAAGTTTGTCCTTCATTCATCACAGAAGTTCCTCCAAAATTTACAGTTGTTAAATCGTTTACATACTCTCTCATGTTTAGCCGATTCCCAGCACTCCGTTTGCCAAGGTGAGAAATATTTTCTAGCAAATCTCTCTGACCAATCTTGTCCATCCACTACCCACAGTGCAAATATAGGGAGTGGTATGAGCAGTAGGAACACAAAGAAGAAGGCAGCTCCAAAGCCTTTGTTGTGATATGGTTTCATTTTCTCCTCATTTCTAGTGCAGATTTTGCAGTGTTAAAATTATGTTTGTTGTAAGGGTTTAGGCTCTGCACATTCCTATGCCCTGTCACAGACATGATTGCAAGCTGGTCAACACCACTCTCAATCAGTTCAGTTATAGCGGTCTTTCGTAAGTCTCCCATCTGTAAATCTTCAGGTAAACCACAGGCTGACTTAACACTCTTTGCTAGTGAAGATACCTGAAAGTTCTCTATGGGTTTGTACTCACCATCAGAGGGTCTCTGATAGGGTATTACATATTCCTGAAACCCCCAATCTTCTTTCTGTTGCGTCAGCAGCTCAATCATCTTATCATCTATTGGCAGTTGCACAGTAGCACCCCTCTTTGATTGCTTTATTGTTACTATCTTATCATCAAAGTTAATGTTTGACCATTCAAGTAGCCGAATGTCCACTGGTCTCTGACCCCACTCGTAACACATGAGAGCAAGCAACCCTATGTTTCTCCACTTGAACTGTGAGAAGGCGGTCTCTAAGAATAACTCTACTTGTTCTCTTGTCCACACCACAGAACGCGGTTCGTGTGACCTCTTTTTTATATTCGCCATTGGGTTTATGTTAACAAGACCAAGAGAACGACAGAAGTTTAGAATAACTGAGAATATCCTAGCCATTTGATTTGCATTATCTACACTAACCTGTCTTACCCATGTCTCATATATCTCCATGCAGTGTGTGGGTGTCAGGTACTTGAGAGTTATATCTCCTAACTCTCTACTAAATATTTTAGTAGAACATATCTTATTAAATCCATAAGTGTATGTCCTCTGTGTATGCAACGACAGAGAATTAAACTGTCCTGTTTTATAGTAATAGGAAAGTATCTGCCTGAGAGTGCTATTGATTCCAATATTTCCTGCTGCTATTTTACCTTTCCTAAACTCTTCAACGATATGTATTAACTTAGGTATCTCATACCTAGCTGTCCTTCCATCTTTGAATGTAACATTCTTTGATACACCTGAAAGTTTTGCATCCTTAGGTGGAACGAATCGGTATACAATAGAGCCATCCCTAAGTTTTTCTTTTTTTGTGTACTTCATCTTCCTCTTTCAGTTTCTCAATCATCTTGTTTATATACCACCTAGCTTTCTCCAGGTCCTGGATAGGTTTGCCTTTGTAGTGCCACCGCCACAGATATTTAAACGATGCACCCCAGCAATACGATATGAAAGCAGATACAACAGCACCTTGCATCATTGATTTCATTGCATCTATACACTCTATGCTGCCATTTGTGTAGTGCGATGGACTATTAACCATGTCTTCCATTTGTTCACACTCGAAACAATCACCTTTATCATCTAGTATATAACCACAATGCTTGCATACATCTTCACTTGTTATCTTCATCTTCACCTCTTATATAATTAACCTAAGAAGATAGGAGTTTAAGTTTTCTAAAGAATACATAAAGTAATTATACAGTAACTTTATTTTGTGTCAATATCTTTGCTGCCTTTTTTATCTTCCTGTGTTTCTTCTGCAACACCTTTGTATGCTTTTATAACATCTGTAGAAAATAGTTTCTTTATATTTACAAGATACATCTTAGATGCGTTATGGTCTCCACCGCTTACTGTTTTTATAAAGTCTAAAGAACTAATTATTTTACGCAAAGTATCTGTTTTAAAAACTAAGGTAGCATATATGTCACCATTGATGCAAAGATTATGAAACCAATAATCTGATTCGGTTGCAGCAATGCCTGATGGTTTACCCCATGATTCGTATTCGATAGCTATGTTGCCTGTCCTCTGCCACATACCTTTCTCTGACTTCACCTCTATCTTTTTGTCTTTGAACATAGCTACGACTTCATCTTCCATACCCAATCCAAAATTCAAATCACCAGCAAAATCAATGTCATATTTCTTTCTATCTTCTTTACTAGGTTTCATATCCATACTCCACTACTATTCCTGTGTTCCATTTCTTCATCTCCACCTCTGCCTGTTCTTTAGTCTCAAAGGTTTTGATAGGACTCTTATCATCCCACATAGCACCGCAACCCTCTTTAACATACTCCATACCTTCTGTCTCAAAGGGTTCAAACATTACTGCATACTTCTTTACCAATGCCATACAACTCTCTCCTTTATTTCTTTCAGTGATAGGTCAGGCTCTATGGTGTCCCCTACTATATTGCTGCCTAACACAAGTCCTTTATTGATTAAGTTAAACAGGTGATTATTAAATAGAATACCTTTGAAAGACCACAGGTGTTTCTTCTCTGCGTATAGTCCCTCGTCATCTATGTAGATACCATCTCCTTTCGGAGTGATACCTACAATTTGAAACGTGGAACAATCTATTAGTTTATATATGTCTTTATAATCGCCAGAATATTCTACCTCTGTTACCTCTTTCTTCTCAGGGTCTATCAAATATGCTTTCATTTTTCCATCCCAAAATATCTTTGAGCCATATCTGTTGTGAATATATACTCTTTGTTGTTGTTTAAGTTTTGAACTATGTAGGGCCTGGCTCTCGCCTTTCTATTATAGCCTATGAGAGAATACTTTTCTCCTCTCAACTCCCCTATCTTTGAGGGGTCTACATTGTCCATCTGTGAGAATGTATTGAGGTCTTTCTGCTCTCTAGTCTCCGCACCTTTTAAATGCAGCTTTAGTTTAAATATTACCTCACTACTGTCAAGCGATGCGTTGCCCACCTCTATGTTAAAAGTCCGGCTTAAATCTGTCTCATCAAGAATTTGCTGCATCTCCTTTCGCAGTTCTCTTACCCACTCTTTAGTCAAAATGTTTCTCCAATTTAATGGTGTGTCTGATAGTGATGTCATAATCCTAACTCCCTTAGTTCATCTACTGATATAGTTGCTTTGTTGTTTAGCTGGTCTACACATTCTTCTGCATCCCTGATGGAATAGAAAACTGCATACTCCTGTGAGCCGTCTGTCACTTGATACTCTGTGACTTCCGCACTCAGTTTTACTTCTTTAATTCTCCACATTTTTAATCTCCTTTCCCTTTTAGTTTAGCTAGTGTTGAATTGTATTCGTGTATAGTTATTTCTGTGTTATCTGTTATCCCTGTTTGAAAATCTCTATCAAAATAAAAATTCATAATGTTTAACACTTCATCCCTAATGTTATCTTTTTTAATCTCATTCCCTCTTCTAGATGGAACGTGCGACATACTTATTTGACCTTCTATGGAATTATTTAACCTTCCATACAATGATATCCATACATCCCTTGGTAATTTTATTCGTTTCATTTCATCAATCCTATTATTAAATCCCATATAGAAAAGACTACAATACCTACTGCAGCCGTCACTATCATTAAAACAATTATCTCCATTACTCTCCATTCTCCTTCTTGTTTAAATCTTCTTCTATTGCCACCAACACGCTAGACAATCCTGTAAGAGTGCCATCAAATTCATAGATAGTATCACGCAATGGACCATCCAAGACCATGACTTCTTGAACAAAGGGTTTGTCCTTTATACCGAAATCATGGTTATCCTTTCGATGTTGAGCAATGGAAATCTTAACCCCATGATGCTCGACTACTATGTTGTTCATATTAACTGTCATCCTATCTCCTCTCAAAATAGATAATTAAAAGTTACATCTAGTATATAGCATAGTGTCACCAATGCAAGAAATATTTTCAACTCCCTACTCATAACTAAAAATCCTTGGTCTATCATCACCCCTCTTCATTAGTCTTGCCCATTTTGCCCTCTTGATAGGCTGGTTTGTATGACTAGCCATAAAGCTATCATACTTATAGGGGTTATATGTTACCTCTTGCGGCATCGGTCTCATCGAACCATAATGGTCATTGAAAATATCAATATCCGATAGCGTACCCCTAACAAAAGCATGGACATTTTTTCTACCCTCTTTCAATACTTTTTGTCTTCCCTTTTCTCGCACAACGTACTCAGGATTTTCAATAGTCACCCTGTTACCCCATGCAATAACTTTACCTTTATGTCTTACTGAGAAAACGTTCTTATGTAGGTTGTAATATACTTCAACTCTCATACTTTAACTCCTTTGAATATATGTTCTATCACTGCCGTAGTCCACCCATTGCCCAGCATCTTGTACCGTTGGCTGTTTGATATAGGCTTTACTTCTCCTAAGTATCCATACTTGTGGTCAAACTCTCCATACTGTGTATACAAGTCAGGTACTGTCTGCAATCGTTCACACTCTATAGGTGTTAGCTTTCTCCACTCCATACCCTCGACCAGCACATTGTCCTTAGTAAAGGTTGTCAGGCAATTCGACTTATCGGAATTACTAATCTCTATCTGTTTGGTGTAGGGTAGCTCTAGTTGGTCATCTTTCCGCACCCCATTCTTATCTAACCTTCGGTTGACTATCCTACCTATGGCAACCTTCGGCTCTCTGTGACCGCCTTGCATAGTCGTTAAGGTGGGTGCTTTACCATTGGGAGAGTATATCCTTTTTATACTGTCAAACCCTTTGATATTGTCCACCTCTCCGACTTGCACCATTGTCCTCTGTCTTCTCTGTATACTGTTCCACCACACTGCACCATTGTATCTTGCTGTAATGCAATGGGACTTGCCATTTTTATTTGTCATCAACTCACTAGCAATACCACTCTCCAATATATCCTGTAAGACAATACCTTTGTCCTTCCACCTCTGTATAGGTATGTTAGTCCAATACAATCTGTTTCTGTTTTGAGCAGAAAAGTCTGCGCTATTTATCTCAATAGCTTGCACCCCTAACTCTTTTGATATTCTCTCCTCTTGCTCCTTTTTCATCTTAACATTCTCGAATAGAAAATACTCAGGCTTAAGGTCTTTGAGTGCCTGAAATACCAACTCTGACAGGTCACGATGGTCCTGGCTCCCCCTCTGTTTTCCAGCAACTGAGTAAGGTTGACAAGGAAACCCACCCATCAATAGGAATATCTTTTTACCTATCAATTTGGTGTAGTTTCTCGCGTCTCCATACCTGACTATATCAGGATAGTGAAACCTACCTACAGCATTGGCATACTTGTCTAATTCAAAGCAATGCCATTCTGCTTTAGGCAGACCAGCATTATCCCATGCTAATCTGCCTATGTCTATACCTGAGCATAGATTTACGTTTATATATTTCATAACACCTCCAAAATTACGTCATCATAACCTTCGTCTATCCAATCATCATACGCTCTTTGAGCATCTTTATAGTAAACAAAGTAGTCATCTACTCCACCTACCCAAACTATATAATTATATTCTCCCATATCTTCTCCTCTCAATGTTTATGATACGAAACTGTTTTTATATCTCTACTCCAACACGCTCTACAAGTCAAGCATTTTCCACCTTGGTTAGGTGATGGGCAACCAAACCCAAATGGTTTTGCATCTCTCACAACTGCACTAGACCATTGCCAATTCTTACTTGGTGCTTTGTCTATCATGTAGGCACTAAACCTAAGCACCACATTGTCAGGCAATGCTCTTGTCTTCAATGCGTCCTTCCAAAACTTATGTTCCTTTGTAGGTATCCAATGTTTTTTGTTTGGAGTTCTATCGCATACTTCCAAAATATCAAGACACATTTTTACACTTTGAACATCTCCGCTATCGAACCAACGAAAATAATCGCTTTTTGTCCTATTCAATTCCATGACCATTGCAGGAATAAAATTACTAGCATTGAAGAACCCCATGCGTTCACCCATTTTCTTCTTTACCACAGGGTAACGATACGCACCCTTCAAAGCGTAACAATCCTCGCAAACAGTGTCTTTTATCTTCGCAAGTTTAGACCCTGTTATACATTTTTCTGCAGATAAACTTATAGATTTACCCGGCATTTTACTAGTATTAGATAGCATTGTTTATACCTACTCCTTCATTAGTCAGACCAGCAATATCGCTTATTGACTTCCTACCCTTTGGGGTAATGTTTAAAGTCAACTCTATATTTTTCTCTTCAAAGTCATTGAAGTTATGAGCATAT